GAAGGTCATCTTTTGTTTGTGCCTAAATACAATACTGTTTCTGTCCTAATGGACTGTTTTGAAGATGCTGTCAAAGATGGCATTAACAGAGTTCACTCAGGAGAATGGGACGGATTTAATATTGGTTTAAATTACGGGTCGGCTGCTGGTCAAACTGTTCCTTGGCCTCATGTTCATTTGATTCCAAGACGTAAGGGAGATATGGAAGACCCAACCGGCGGAGTGCGTCATGTTATTCCCGAGAAGGGAAATTATAGGAAGTGGTAATGTCAAGAGCATTGTTTATAGGTGATAGTCATACTTGTGGATATTGGAGTCATCCGACCAATCAAGGTCCTGGATCATATACCTATTGGAATGATAACAATTATGCAGAAATTTATGCGGAAGAAAATAATAAACCAGTAGCCATTTATGCAATGGCAGGTGTCAACAATCGTGTTTATACAGACTGGATGAAATCTATGTTTGACACTTACAATGACATCGATGAGGTTTTTCTTTGCATGGCTCCGTTCAATAGATTTACTATAGGATTCGATGGCAAACTAGATGATAATGTAATTGCTGTAGATCATTTTACTACTAAAATGCCTTCGTCGAATGGCTTTATAGATAGGTACTGTGATTTGACCATCAATGAAGAAAACTTACAACTGTTTAATAAAGCACTCAGTGACGATTATAATACTTTTCCAGGATTAGATTTAGACCCAGACAACGGTCTTAAAAGCCCAAACATTAGAGAACATACTTTTATGCAGATAAAATTATTCTTTGAAATGAATAGTTTTATTGAGAAACGAGATTTCCTTTTAAATGTATTTGCTTGGGACAGACTTTGTCAAGAACATGGTGCAAAGTTATATCTTTTTAATGTTACTGATAGATTGCGATATCCTCAAACATTTGAATATTACGGAAAATTAAAATCAACTGTACTAACTCGTAAAGCAGTTGAAAGTTTTATGAGAGAAAAACATGTTGATCATTCTAAATATTTCCTAGAAGATCAAGAACATTATAATAGAGAATATCATTCTTTAATAGCCACTAAATATCTACCCTGGTTAAAAACATTATGATCAATATTCTTATAGCAGGAGATAGTTTTGCAGCAAAATGGCCGTTTGCAAAACTAGGCTGGGTAGATATTTTGTCTCACCGACACACTGTTACTAATCTTGCTATGGCTGGCTGCGGTGAGTACAAAATATTAAAACAAATACAGTCAGTAGATCTTACAAAATTTGATCTAATAATCGTTAGTCATACTAGTCCGAGCAGAATTCACACTCCGAAACATCCTATTCACGGTGAAGGCTTTCATAAAAATTGCGATCTGTTAGCCAATGATATTATTGACAGGAGTAATTGGTTTAACCCAAGTTTAACGGCTGCTCAAGGTTATTTTAAATATCATTATGACGACGAATATCAAATAGACATTTATAATTTGATCAGGCAAAAAATTCTCGATACTATCGGAAAAAAACCCTATCTCAGTCTTACACACACAGATATTAGCAGAGAGTTAACTATTGAAACAGATTGTCTTGATTTTAGCGATCTGTGGAAAACAGAAAGAGGTTCTATCAATCATTATACCATTAACGGCAACAGAGTCATTTATGAAACTATTGTTAAACATATAAATGAAAAATAACACAATTACTATTCCTTGGCAAAATCAAAAAGATATTTGGTGGAACAAAACATGCGCTGATGTTATGGAACACTTTGGTTTACCAGGCGGACGTTATGTGACAGAAGTTAGTACCGATTGTATGAAGTTTCATTTCAACACTGAGCAAGATGCGTTGATGTGCAAATTATTGATAAGTGATCAAATATGAAAAACAGTTATGTATTCTTGTTAGCGGTTATTGCAGCAGCATTAATTTTATGCTTGACAAACTTTGGCGGGTCAACAAGTAGAGTCTACGATTGTGGAATGGCTGAATGGCACCCCGACATTCCTAAAGAAGTTAAAGAAGAATGTCGAAAACTTAAAATGCAATACAATAATGAAAAATATAGAACATGAAAAGATGGATTTTAGATGTTGAAGAAGATCCTAAAACTGGAGATTCTGTTCTTAAATTTCCAGAAGATCTTTTAAAAGAAATAAATTGGAAAGAGGGGGATCATATCCATTGGATAGATCTAGGTGATGGTAGTTATCAATTGGTCAAAGAAGAGTTGACAACTTTCGTAAAAAGTGGTATAATAAAGAATGAGCAAAATTAAAATCGCTGAACTATTTTATAGTATTCAAGGTGAAGGACGCTATATGGGTGTTCCTTCTGTTTTCTTACGTACATTTGGATGTAACTTTAAATGTGCAGGCTTCGGTATGCCTAAAGGCCAGTTAAGTACTGAAGTTGAAGCAATCGCACAAATTGCAGATAAATTTAAATTGTACGAAGAACTTCCTCTGGTATCTACAGGTTGTGACAGTTACGCATCGTGGGATCCTCGTTTTAAAGATCTCAGTCCAATGCTAACATCTGATGCTATTGCTGAACGTATTGCAGAAATTCTTCCTTTCAATGAATGGCAGGACGAGCATCTTGTTATCACAGGTGGTGAGCCTTTGCTAGGTTGGCAACGTGCTTATCCTGATCTTTTAGATCATCCTAAGATGCAAAGTTTAAAAGAAATTACATTTGAAACAAATGGTACTCAAGCACTAACTGATGATTTTAAATTATACTTACACACTTGGAAGAGCCATCATGCGTATGACTTCTGGAGAGAAATCACTTTTAGTGTAAGTGCAAAATTAAGTTGCTCTGGAGAAACACGCGAAGAAGCAATTAGGCCAGAAGTAGTTTGCGAATATCAAGACTACGGTCATACATATTTGAAGTTTGTCTGTGCTACTGAAGAAGATGCAGAAGAAGCAATTGAAACTGTAGACATTTATCGTGCTAACGGATTTGATGGACACGTATATCTAATGCCTGTGGGCGGAGTTGAATCAGTTTACACACTAAACAATCGTCGTGTAGCAGAGTTGGCTATGAAAGCAGGATTACGCTACAGTGACAGACTACAAGTACCATTGTTTAAAAATGAGTGGGGAACTTAATGAAATTTGTTAAAAGATTATTTGGGTTAGATAAAATCGAAGCCAGTATAGAAGAAGCAAGACAGGCACTAGAGCAGGCTACCAAATTAAAAGAAGAAGCCGAAAATAATTTAAAAGAAATTGCTCAAGAACAAGAATTGGCTAAACTTAGTCCAAAAGATCGTGCTAATCGTAAAAAAGAACCTTGGGTAGGAGTTTTGAATACTCATGTCAATTCGGACAATGTGCGAAATGGTTTTTTTGAACTTGACTGGAATGACCAGTTTGTGTTACAATTAAAGCAAGAAGGTTACGGTGTAGATGGCGACAAAGACGAAGAAATTGTAGATAGATGGTTCCGTGAACTTTGTGCAAATGTTGTAGTAGATGGTGATTTCGGTGGCCCTGTTGATACAGGTACTTTGGATATAAAGAGTGTAAAGAAGAATATTTAATGACATATATTTTAGTTGATACTGCTAACACATTCTTTCGTGCTAGACATGTTATTAACGGCGATGCTGATATCAAACTCGGCATGGCATTTCATATAACCCTAAATTCTATTCGTAAAGCGTGGCAGCAATTTAATGGTACCCACGTTATTTTCTGCTTAGAGGGTAGATCATGGCGCAAAGACTACTATGCTCCTTACAAACGAAATCGATCAGATGCTCGTGCCGCACACACAGAAAAAGAAGCAGAAGAAGAAAAAGTATTCTGGGAAGCATTTGATACTTTTAAAGAGTTTATTACTGATAAAACTAACTGTACAGTATTGCAACATCCGCAACTAGAAGCAGACGATCTTATTGCAGGTTGGATTCAAAGCCACCCAGATGATAACCATGTCATCATTTCAACTGATACAGATTTTGTACAACTTATTGCACCTAATGTACGACAGTACAATGGTGTTATGGAACACGTAATTACCCATGAAGGCATCTTCGACGATAAAGGCAAACCAGTTATTGACAAGAAAACGCAAGAGCCAAAAGCCGCACCAAATCCAGAATGGCTTTTGTTCGAAAAGTGTATGCGTGGTGATACCAGTGATAATGTCTTCTCAGCGTATCCAGGTGTGCGTACTAAAGGCACAAGCAAAAAAGTGGGCCTTACTGAAGCGTTCGAAGATCGTAAAACCAAAGGATTTGCGTGGAACAATCTCATGCTACAGAGATGGACTGACCACGAAGGTAAAGAACATCGTGTCTTAGAAGATTATGAACGCAATCGTCGTCTTATTGATCTAAGTCATCAGCCTGAAGATATCAAAGAAATCATTGCTACAACTATCTCACAGGCCATTGATGCAAATAAAAATATCAGTCAAGTAGGTATTCGACTGATTAAGTTCTGTAATCTATATGATTTGAAAAAAATTGCCGAACAGGCACAGAGTTATGCTGAACCATTAAATGCGAGGTACACACTATGACAGAGATACATGCTAAACCGATCATTGATAATAAATTCTGGATCGTTGAAAAAGACGGAGAGAAAATTGCTACTCTAAGAAAAAACGAAGACAATCGTTTTGTAATGAGTAATGAGTTAGGAATAAAGATTTACGAAAACAAAAAAAGTTTGACTGACCAGTTTGGTAAAGACTTTTTTGTTGTTAAGATTGTAAAAGAAAGTGATACTGCATTACCTAACGAAGTTCACGGATTTAGTACTAGTGCAGAACCTCATAATCCTCTTTACGACATTAAAAAGAAATTGCCTCTATTCACTAAGAGTGAAGATTCAAAGAGTTTGTATTGTGCAGGTTATTATATTATTAAATTTGAAAAAGGCTGGGTCAAAAGTTTTTGTCCTAAATTAATTACATTGCAACGATACCCTTATCAAGGTCCTTTTAAAACTGAAATTGAAATGAAGCAGGTATTGTCAAGTGTCTCAAAATAAACTGCCCACTACATTACCTACTATAGAAAAAATAATTTCTAGAACTGTTGTTGCTGAAAAGAGTCAACAGAAAGAAATTAGAATTACTATACAAGAAGCACGTGATTTAACTGCCGAATTGGCTATTCTGACATCTAAATTAGGTTCAACTGTTCAAGAAATACATCAAATGCTGTCGGAAATACGCGAATCAACTACTAAGATTGATGTTAAGTTCGACGGGGGAACGTTCTAAAGTTGATAAATATATACGTGGTTTATTAGGATACGTATATAGATGAGCAGACC